TCATCAATTACATGAATTGATTTATCGAAATCCTTGAATATTCTACCAGTGGCCTGGTGGAAGAATCCATAACGCCGCGTGTCTATCGTGTCTTCATCCTCGAACTGCATCATGGAGTCGATGGCACTCTTCTTGAGCGTGGGGTTGTCGTCTGTTGCAGCCTGGATTACAGCGATCCCGGTGTCTACATCACGGATTACAACCCTCTTTTTGCTATGAGGTACTCCCTTTTCGGCAAGTCGATTGCATATCGCCTGAGTTCTAACGTAGATTTCTGCTCGCTCAAAAAACTCATTATATGTGTAGCTGACCCGGTTTGCAGGGGTAAGAGCAAGCACTAAATCCCCCTCCTCGGCCATTAATCTCGGCTTCTGTTCCTCGTAGAAAGCATAAGGAGGCTCTTCATCGCAGAACACAGACATGCGCTGCTGACCTGCTGTAGACTGAACCTGTTGATTGTACGAACAAAACTCAAAAATTATATCCCGGCCCTTGTGTTGCACCCTTCTATCACCACTCCCATATATCTTGCCAGCATTAGGATCTTTCACGAGTACGCTAAAATTCCTGAGAGTCATATCCTTCTAAAGTGGGTATGGTAGCTAGTTTTGTGCGGTCCATTGAGATGTTGAACGTATCGTCTATGGCTGTCTGAAGTTCCTTGCTGTGCTTCCCGTCCCCAAACCCACCATCTACGACCGGATGTACGTAGCACAGACTACGGATGATAGGACGATATGGAATACCTTCTGCGGTTACAGTGGGACATGGAGTAAATCCTATCAAAACTTCTTTGTTGGAAGATTTGGCTACTGTAACCACACATTCATGATACTCAGCCTTGGGCTTTATTTCTCCGTTCGTGTCGATGCCAGGTTTAACCTTGGTGGGATAGCCATCGTCCGGGTCGGTTTCCTGAACAATTACCCACATCTTCCCGTAGCGTTTGAACACATCAAACCATTGCTCTTGTTTGAGAACAGGACGCTGGGAGCTCTTCCCTGAGTCGTAAGTCTCTCGCCTGGTCTCGGTTTCACTCCCGGATTTAGTCTCTTCCAAAACGTCCAGATTGAAGTAGCCGCAACGATCTGAATCCACCTTCAGGTCTTCAAAGGTCTTCTCTGAACGAATTATGACGAATGGCTTTTCCTGCAAGGTGTAGGAGTAGGAGTTGTCGGTGAACACGTTCCTGGGATCTATCATGTCGAACTCGAAACGGTCGATGGTGGGAACCTCGACGGAGAGTTCTTCCTGCTGAAACTCAATCTGCGGCACTTGAACTGACCGGTCAGTTATTTCATGGCCGTGAATATCAACATCCATCTCAACCGGGACTTCCTTGTATCCGTAGACTTCACTCACAACCTTCTGATTCCAGTTGCACTCTGCATAGCATCTACCGAAGAGTTGGTTGATCATTCTGGATCGGACGAACTTCAGATAGTAGTTTAGATGCCTCTGATTTAGGGTACGATTGATACACTCGGCCGCAGCTTCAGCCGATAGCAGAGCTTCTTCAGACTGGTCTTCCAAGTAGACTTCAACATAATCTCTGGTTCTGAAATAGGTGGCTACATCCATGCTGGCTTGAGTAAGAACGTGAGTCACGAACTCTGGAACTCGAATATCTGACATCCACTCGTAATCTTTATCGGTTCTTCTGGCGTCCAGCAGGTCTATGATGCCATCGAACTCAGACATTTCGGCACTCTGGTTTATCTTGGCAACCGCATATTCAGTGTCAATAACCTGGGAGCAGACTCTTTTATCTATTTCATCACCAAAACCGGGCACTCAAAACCCCCTGCATCCTGCGGCCCACTTCCATATTGGAGCCGGGAAAAGCCGTTTCGTAACCCCACCACATTCCGGGCATTGGGTAAGTTCCTTCTCTTGCTCCGTATCAATCACCCTGCTTTCCACTGTCACATCATATACGTTCCTGCATTTATTACAATAGTAGTCAAATTTGAGAAAACTCATTCTTCACCTTGCCTTAAAATACTGTCGGCCTTCGTGCCGGATATCGCCTATTGGCATTCTAGTTCTTGGAATAAATGAGGGATGCTTTAGCAGTGCCTCCCATACCATATTTAAATGACTCCATTTTTGCTGCGGAGTGTTTTTTTCGTCTTTCTGGAAGTCCGTCTTCTGCCGCTGCTCCCAGCTCCATTTACTCATGTACTCGATAGCCGAACGGCAGCTTTTGAATATCCATAGCGTTGGCAGAACCTTTTTGGTTCCATCCTGTAGAACCGTGTTATTAAATGGTCTACCGGCAACCAAGCTATTTTTCAATCTGAGTTTTATTTGATCCCGCCCAAACTCGTTCTTGCTATTCCATGTTTGCCAATACCCCCCGGTTCCGATCCCCTCTCTTTTCAAAACTGGTGTGATCCGGTTCATATCGTCGTAAATGCTTATGGTGTCTTTCTTTATAGTTTCCGCCTCTGGGTCGCACAAGCTCAATGCAAATTTGAAGTCCTGGCAGGCATGGTAAAAAGCAGTAAGAATGTCCAGCGTGGTGAACTTATCCGGTGGATAGTTCGCTCCGTGCCAGATAAACATCTCATTGGTTTGGGATAAACTGGCGCACCCACAGGCCCAAGGTGTTTGAGGATGGACATCTATCCCTCTCCCATGAACCCAATCATGCGGTATTTTGCCATCTACAAGCCACCTGTCTTCATCAATTACATGAATTGATTTATCGAAATCCTTGAATATTCTACCAGTGGCCT